TATATTTTTCAATTATTTGTTTCCAAAATTGATTATAACCTTCTTCTACTTTTCTAGGTAATCCTGATATTGCAATTGCTACTTTCATTATTTATGGTTCTCCAAATAATAATTCAAATCTTCCGGTGTTCCTAATCCCCACATTTTTTCAATGTTAAATGTTTTGATTTTTTTACCATCTCCAATTGCTTCATTGAAAGTTGGACAAGTATAAAACTCATTATTGGTTCTGATATTCTTTTCAATCATTTGTTCTGCGTATTTTACATAGTCCGAACCTTTAGCCCAATAGTAAACACCAACAGTTGCGATATCTGAAATCGGATTCTTCTCTGCTACTTCCGTTACATAACCATATTCATCTACTTTAGCGAATGACCATTTAGGGTGTGTTGCTTTGAATGTTAAAATACCACCATCTACTTTTTGTTCAATCATCTTATACATAAACTCATTACTATCCCACTCTACAAATTGGTCAGAGTTTGCCATAACTAATGGTTGGTCGTTGTCGATATATTCTTTTGCTAATAAAGTAGTACATGCTGCACCTTCGGTAATACCATCAACTTCAACAATCTTACAATCTGGTGTAATTAAGTTAAGTAATGTGTCTAAATTATATTTTGCTCTATGCTCTTTTTGAACTACATAGATGTATGTTGCTTCTATATTAAGATTGTCAACTACAACCTGTATCATTGGTTTTCCCTGTACATCAATTAGTGGTTTTGGGAATGTGTAACCTGCTTGTTGAAATCTACTTCCGGCTCCTGCCATTGGGATAAGTACATTCATTTTACCACCCTGCCATTTTGGTATATTCATAGTGTTTTGTGTTTCATCTAATTTACTAATAATTTTTGATATTACCAAATCTTTTGGAGAATCTACTCTTAATACATTTGCTCTACTTCTACTTGCTGCCAAAAGTCCGTGTGGTGAGTCCTCTACGATTAAAGTTTCCTCAGGTAATACACCCATCATACTCATAGACTTCCAATACATTTCAGGATGTGGTTTAGAGTTCTTTACATCCTCATTAGAGATGATTAAATCCATATACTCAATTATACCTATCTTAGCTAACATAACCAACACAGACCTTCTAATTGAGTTTGAAGCACATGCTAACTTATAACCTCTATCTCTTAATTCCTTAAACAATTCAATCTTTTCTAAATCAGGTTGTAATTGTGAAATAGCTTCTATCGTTAGGTGTTGCTTTCTATACCAAATATCATCATAGAATTCTGGGTGCAATCCTTTATTTTTTGTAAGTAGTTCTAATTTTTGAGTTGTCTTTAATCCATCATATATTGAAAGATGTTCAGCTTCAGTAATTACATACTTCTCATCAATTTCTTTTAGAGCTTGATTTAATGTATCGTAGTGTATTTGTTTTGCTTCGACTAGTACACCATCTAAGTCAAAGATAATTAATTTTGTCATTATTTTCCGTATTTTTGCCAATCATTATGTTTGAATAACCCTTCACCATGTGCAACACCAAATTCTTGTTCGGCCCACCATTTACTAATATTACCTTCCAATGCAATTCCATCTCCTGCAAATTGTCTAACTGTTTCTAAATAAAAATCTTTCTTATACATTGTTGGATTATTAGTCCAATTACCCCAACGAGATGTGGTTGTAAAATACTGCCCTAATTTTTGTATTTTATCTGGAAATTCAACGGATGGGTCTAACCAATGTAGTGAATCCAATAAGTGTGGTGAGGTACAACCAATCTCATTATCATAATAAGTTAATTCACTACCTTGATGTCTAAATGAAAAATGTGGATTTCCTGGTTGTTCTCTATGTCTATATCTAACAGCATTCATACCACATCCATCTAATAACTTAATACCATCTTGCAATCTCTTATATGTTATTTCTCCGTTCTCTATTAAATTCCAATCATGTTCCAATACTAAAACATTATCAGTTTGTGCATTTTCTGTTAAACGAATAAATGCTTGACCTATTCCGATATTCTTTTGTAAACCTATGAAATCTAATCCAAAGTGTCTTGCAATCTCTATATCCTGTGGAGTTACTTCCTGAAATAAAATGGTCACATCATTTCCCATATCGAATAAACCATTTTCGTAATATGTAGTTAACGTATCTACTAATACTTGTCCACTATGCCAGGATAATATTCCTATGCTGATTGGTAATTTTTCCATAACTTATATTTTTCTATTAATTTATCAACTCTTTGTATTTGTGTATGATTTGCTATAACTTTTGCCATTCCGTTATACGCAATTCTTTCTCTTTCTTCTTCATTTTCATTGTAGTAATTCATTTTTTCAATACAATCAAACATTTCATCATAATACACAATATCTTCACCATCTATAAACATATCTCTCAATCCTGTTTCTGGTGGTAAGTTATCGGTTAAAACCATTTTACCACAGGCCATTGCTTCAAATATTCTACGAGTAATTTCTTTCCATCTACTATTTTGAATAACCATTAAACCTTTATTCAAAAATTTAGTATGTTCTTCTGCGTTCATTCCATTTTGATTTCCAATTGCTCCTTCTGCCCAATGTGTAAGATAATCTAAAAATTCAGAACCACCTCTACCTCTACTTGTTACACCCACATATTCAGGTTCTAAATTCATAGGAAACTGAACTGCGGTGTCTGCCCAATGTGGAAACCAGTCTGCATTTATACCACATATTTTATATTCTTCGGCTGATACTTTGTCAGGTGTAATTGTGTAATGAAACCGATTTGCTTTTGGATAATTCCTTTCAAAGTTTTGTGGGTCATCTCCACTTTCCTGAATCCAAAATGAATTTGGTTTTAAGTTCTTATCCAACCATTTAGAATCAAATCTACCCCAATCCATAAACAATACAACATCGGTTGGTGTATCTTGTTGAATCCACAATTGTAATGCGGAATCATCACCATTTGGTATTGGAACTATTTCAGTTTCCCAACCTCTTTCTTTGAATTCATTTAACAATGATAGTGGTGTTGACCATGTTTCGTTTGGTTTGCAATCGTATATAAATGTTATTTTATTTTGCATATTCTTCTCTTTTGAATAAAATTTCATAATGATTTTCACCTTCTCTATTATATGATGAATATGGTTTCCAATCTTTCCCCATTTGAATAAACGAATGTTCTGCAGCAAATCTATTATTTCTTTTTACACCATCTAAATTTATTGTTTTAGCGTATGATGCTTTCATCCACCAAAAATTACCAGAATATATTTTCCAGGGGCCGGCTTGGCCATATAATGTACCATATGTATTATATTCGGTTTTATTAAAAATATTAAATACGTTTTTATTCAATTCTATATTGAAATAATTCATAAGATGTTTCCAACTTATTATATTTTCATATTGTGAATCATTTTGTTTTGATGCACCTTTTGTATGGATATATAAAATATAATCGGAGTCATCAAATTTTTCTTTGTCATTAAAAATTAAATCCAATGTAACAAATTCATTACCGCCTGACCTGATATCACGTACTTTTGTTTTATCTAATACTTTTAGTATTTCCGATGTTGGTTTATTATCACCCGCAATAGAAATTCCAATATTTAGTGTGTAAGGAAAATCAAAATGTTTTTCTATTAAAGAAAGTTGTTCATCTATTATGGATTCAACACCATCGATTGCATATATGTGATAATATATGTGTACCATTATAAAGTATCGTAGTAGTTATTTTGTCTTTCTTGTCTTTCAATTGTTTTTGGATGTCTAATACAATATATTTCGTCTGCTGGAAAATTTGTATATGATTCAAATCCCATAATTCTTTCATGTACTTTACCACTCCATCCAATTTTGCCAGAGTTTTTGTAGATACGAGTTTGAACATCTGGAAAATTTACCCAACCTTTTTCATTTACATTCCAGCCCCATTTTTTAATATGTGTGTCGGTTAATCCTTCTACTGTATTGATTCTAGGAACAACAATCATATCTTTATCAGTATTACTATCTAATAATGCTTCCATATTTACAATCAAGTCCGGTGTTAAATACTCATCTGCATCTAACTGAAATATCCACTCACCTTTACATTGTGAGTTTAATAAATTTTTCCATTGTGCAAAGTCATTATTAAATTCTGATTCTATAAGTGTGATGTAGTCTGCGTTTGCTTGCAATTCCAAATACTCTATTAATTCAATTGGTGCTTTTGGTGTATCTAATAGAACTACTATTTCCGAATTTTCTTCTTTGTAGTTTAATAATTGACTTACTAATCTAATTGTTTCTTTGACTTCATTACAAGCCGTTATTGCGTAACTTAATTTCATTAAAATATTTTTTCGTCAGTTGAATTTGTATAACTCCATGCACTCCCACTCGGATATCCATATGTAGTTGATGTTGTTCCAAATCCAAATGGTGGATTACCAATTGTAATTGAACCACCTCCTGGTGTTGTTGTAATTGTTGTTCCCGTTGGTGTTTCTGGACCTCTTGTTCCATATGGGTTAGGCATTGGGACATCTATTGCATCACTATATCTATTTTTTCTAAATGTATTATGGTCGTTTAATAAACCACCCATGGGGATTGTATTGTCATCTACTTCTGATAACTTTTGTTTTAAGTAATCCCATTGTTTTGGAGTAATGTTAAATTCATGTACTCCTTCCGTAAATCCTTTTAACCAAAGGACGAATTCTTTTGATGTCATAACTATTTATTTTGTTTTTGAGATTTTTCATCTATTCCGGTTACTGTTTTGGATTTTGGTGTCATTTCATTCACATCCATATTCAATTCAAATACAGTATCTAATCCGCTTAATTTATATGTTCTATACGAATCTCTACTTACAACTGGTATTTTTTTTACATATTTGTCAAAAAAAGTAGAACTTTTACCTTTCATTTGTATAAGTTCCGTATCCTCATTTACCATTTTAGAAAAAAATCTTTTTATTATTTGAGGATTTACAGTTGTTACTTTTACAGCATGAACTATATCTTTCGATTTAGAAACATATAAAGTGTATATAATTGGGGTTTCTCCCGCACTATATGTTTTACTATTTCCGTCAACATATGTATATTCTTTTACAATATAAAAAGTTCCACTTTTCATGCTAGATGCGGCTATTTTTGTCCTATCATCTATATATTTTTTATATGTTAAAAAATAATTTCTTATCACTTATTTAACATTTTTAACTTTGGTAATTGTAATTGTTGGAACTTGGGTTGCATTTTAGTATAAATACCATACTGATTTAAAATAACATCAAATAATTTAGTCATTTTTTCTAAACTAAAATTTTGTTTGTTTTGTTTACCTAACTGAAATGATTCAGTTTTATACTTGTTATAATTCTTATAAACATCTTTTATAGATACTAAAGCTTTTGAAATATTTACATTAAACCATTGTGATTCTTTTAATAAAAACTGGTCGGCTGCTGATTCGTGTACAGGTTTTAATTCACCTTCTAATAATACTGCACCTTGTTTTAAGAAATCAATGTGGCCACTCCAATTAGATACAATTACAGGTTTACCTGTTAAACTGAATTCTAATAGGGGTCTACCAAATCCTTCACCTTTTGTAAAGTTTAGCATTACTTTTACTTTTGGATGTTCATATAATCCATTCATTTCGGATGAAGTTAAGTCACCATGTAAAAGATAAATTGGAACCGATTTATAGTCTTTCCCTAATACTTCTTTAATTTTTTTAATAGTAGTTTCTCTATCCATCACACTAAATCCTGCTGAACTGGTTTTAAGAACTAATGCTGGTTTAACCTTTTCGTTTTTGAATGCCATTGCGAATGTTTTAATCATCATTCCCACATTCTTTCTATCTTCACCCAAATCACCTCTTAACCAATGCCCTACAAATAAGAATGCAAAATCTTCTTTGATTGCATCCAATTCCGTAATATGTGCAACATGGTCGGTTCCAAAATCTTCTTCATCAAACCCTTCAAATAAAATTTCTACTGGTTTTTCAATTCTATGTTGTTTGATAATTTGTTTTGTATTGTTGTCGGCCTCATTATAAACACTATCTACTAAACTCTTTTTTGAATGTTCAGATGGTACTATAATTAAATCCATTCTATTACAACCATGTACCCAATCTAATGGAGAATGTGTTGTTTCAATTGCCGCAGTAATACCAATATTATAATGTCCTACTGGTTGAAATTCATTTGGTACAGTAACCTGAATGTATATGTCCGGCTTTTGTTCAACGCGAGGAATAATGTTATCTACTACCCACTTATGAAATGGTTTATCATAATTAAGTGCATCCATTGGAGTATTGCCCCAACGAGTACTGATTATTTTAATTTCAAATTTATCTAATTTATAAAGAGAATGTAATAAATCTCTCGCGTGGTCACCATACCCACTTCTTGTTGCTACTGGTGCTTGAAATACTAATGTTGGTTTCATACTATAACTCTATTAACTTAAATTTTTGTTTTGGTTTCCAATTTTCAAATGCTCCTTCCATACCATCAACCAATGTTTTACACATTGCTTCTCTACTTAATAATCCTTCACCCATAAAATGTTTTCTACCTTTTAATGCAGCTTTATCTCTATCTTCTTTTGGCATTTTGTACCAATCCATAATTAAAGGAGTAATATCTTCAAAATCAACTCTATCATCAAAGATATATGGAGTAGGAACTGAACCAGTAGATGAACGAACTGGCCAAATTGGTGTAACCCAATCTCCCCAAACTACACCTGCTTTTTTATGTCTATCATGTAAAGAACCAATCTCAACATAATCTTCTGCTGTTAATAATTTACCCGTGCCTTTATCTCTAAATCCACATTGGTCTTGCAAACCACCCGTAACTGTTACTATGATTGGTGTTCCTGCCATTACTGATTCTGCAGTTGCTAAACCAAATCCTTCGTTAGATGCAACATTAATTGTCACATCACCCATATTATAAAGATAGTTTAATTGTTCTTCGGAATATCTATTTGGTGCAAATACTACATTTGTTTCAGGTGAACAACATTCTGCAATTGTTCTTGGTAAATCTGTTCCATGTTCTTCGACAGGTTGAGTATGCATTAATAAACACACTTTACTTCTTTCTTCCGGTCTTAATGCTTCGACAAATTTGTCAAATGCTAAAATAACATCAATTGGTTGTTTTCTACGAATGTTTCTATTATTCCAATAAAGAACAAATTCATATTCTTTATCACCAAATATTTCTTTTTTGAATTCTTGTGGAACTTCAATTGGTTTGTATAAATCCGAATTGATACCATGTGGTACATAACTTACTTGCCAATCTGCAGGTTTAGTCCAATGTTTCTCTTTATCCCATCCCCATACTCTACGGGTAATACCATATGTTTGTTTTGAAATACATCCAATCCAATCACAACTTTCATAATAATCTCTATTGTATTTTGGGTCTGGTAAATCATCCCAAATATGATAAAAGAAAAGGGGTACTGATTGGCGAACTTCGTGCTCCATCTCATACAACCAAATCCAATATCTTGGGTCGGTAAAGTGTAAAATAGCATCAGGTTTTTCTGTCATCAATAATTGGCGAATTACATCAGCATTACCATACCCGTCAAATGGATAGATTTTAACGTTTGCATCTTTTACACCAGTTTGTTCTCTAACACTATCGTTTAGGTCTAATACCTTTCCGGCTTCTGGATGTTTGATTGCAGCTCCTAATTGCACCCAATCATATTTGTCAACAGTTCCCATAACTAATTGTTTGGAAACATTAGCAATACCACTTGCCATTCGTAAATCATCCGATAATAACAGAATTTTCTTTTTTGCCATAACTTTTAAAATATATATTGTTTAATTTAAATTTTTTAATCCTCTATCACACAATCCCCTATGAAAAAACTCACACCATTCACATAGTTTAGTTGCGTTCTTTGGATAGTCTACATCGGTTCTATAATTACCATCTTTGTCAAATACACTCTCTACAAAGTCCGTAAAACCTTTCCAGGCTTTGTTTACTGACACCTTACCATTTGCAGGTATATGCTTACTCATTCTATGTGTTGGAATATCCTCTCTTACTTCTACCTTTCTTTTCAAAATGATAAACTCAACATCAATTACATCTTCGGAAATACTTAGTAATTCAGCGTAGAATTTTTTGTATAATAAGATTTGTGCACTTTTAACTGGGTCCGATTTTTGATACTTACTCCAACCTCTTGTAGAAGTTTTAAAGTCAATAATTCTGTATCTACCATTGAAGGTATCTCTAATAACCAAATCAATGAATCCCATAAAGTTTACATTCTCTGAAATCTTTGTGTTTATAGGTTGTTCAATTGCTACCAACTCATCGTGTTTTAACGAAAAGAATTTGTTAAAGTTTTTGGGTTTTTGAAACCAATCTAATAAGACATTTCCATCTTCTAAAAACTCTACCATTTCTTCTTTGGTGCATATTGTAGTATTGCCTATTTCCCCTTCGGTTTCTTTAAGAAATGCATCTCTCATTCTTTCTTTTAAATACTCTTGTAAATCAATCATTTTGTCAGCTTGTGACTTTGATATTCTTAAACATTTCTCCAAATAGTTTTGAAGTGTCTCATGCATTGCAGTTCCAAAGATTGAATGAATGTTAGATGATGACTCACCTAACTTATCTATGTATGCTAATTTGTATTGTTGTGGACAATTATGCCACATACTATATTGTGAAAATGATACTCTTGCCATAATAACTCTAATATAAGACAAATAATTGGATTTACCAAATTATATCTTAAGTTTTAGTTTAGTTATTTGCTTTTTATCTATACCATATTTTTCACAAACATATTTCATATATTCTCTACCTTCTCTTGTTGAATAAAGAACTTCTAAATAGTCAATTGCTTGATTTTCTGAACAATCGTATTCTTTCTTTATAAGGTCTACTATGAATTGTTCGTATTTATCTTCGGATTTTCCTTTTATATATTTCAAAAAGTATTTACCTTTTGGAATAACATCAATATACAACTTATACATTTCTTTTGGTTGTAATGTTTGTGTTAAGGGCAATAGAGATGCTACCAACTCAACCCATTCAGGTTTCATTGATAAAAATCTATTAATCATAAAATTACTCCAAGTCTTAACATCTTCATCAGATAGTTTGTCAAAATACTTTGGGTCTTGTATGGTAGTTATTGCATTAATGTGGTCAAATAACTTTTGTGCCATTATTCTATGATTTTGGTTTCTTGTAATTCTTGTGGAAGTAATTCATTTAAAGGTTTACCACATGTTGCACATACATACAATTCAATAGGCATTACCGAATCTTTTGGTGCACCAGTTAATAATCTACTAATTTTTTTGAATCTGTAACCTGGTAAGAAAATCTTTCCACCACATTCACAATCCATATCTCTAGCGTCATTTAAATTGAAATTCGGCGGTAATTGACTCATTTGCTCTTGCATAATTTTTATTTTATAATGTTTAATATTTGTATAATTGTAGACATAAATACGATTTCTTTATCTACTACCAATGCATCCTTTGAAAGACCATCTGCAATAGTTAAAATCACATTTGCTACATTTCCTGTTGCGTATTCATCTACTTTGTTGTATAACATTGTATACATTTCTGAATAGTCGTTTAATCTATTATCAGCTACTGCCTGTCTAATTTTCATAAACATATTTCTCTTATCGTCACTTTCTTTTAAAAGGTCAATAAGTTTAGTTGCAAAGTTTGCTTCAACCATTACTCTATGGTCTACTTTTAATTCTCCTTTTGCAGATTGTAATTGACAAGTATTAAGTATCCTTCTAATATCTGGGTAATATGAATTAATCACATCAGCCATATTCTTTGGTTCATACTTAATCTTTTCAGCATCTAATATCTTTGCTACCTGAACTGCTACATCCTTTTTAGTCGGAGGTGTGATTGCGAAAGACTGACATCTACTTTGAATAGGGTCAATTATTTTCTCAATATAGTTACAGGTTAAGATAAATCTACAATGCTTACTGAATGTTTCCATTAAGTTTCTCAAAATCGCTTGTGCTCCCGGTGTCATATAATCAAACTCATCTAATATGATTACTTTGAAACCTGCAAATCCAACCGATGATGCAAAGTTCTTAACCTTTGTTCTAACAGTATCCACATTGTTTTCATCCGATGCGTTGATAATCATAAAGTCACATTTGATTGTGTTTACGATTAGTTTAGCAAGTGTGGTCTTACCCGTACCCGCTTTTCCATATAACAATAAATGTGGTATATCGTTTGCATCTAAATATTGCTGAATTGTTTCTTTGATGGTTTCATTACCAACATAGTCAGCAAGAGTTTGTGGACGGTATTTCTCCACCCACAAACTATGTTCTCTTTTGTTTATATCGTTTGCGAAAAAACTCATATTATTTTCCAGTTGAACCGAATCCGCCTTCGCCTCTTTCGGTGTTATTTAATTCTTCTACTTCTTCAAACTCAATCGGAGGATGTGGGATAATCTTAATTTGCATAATTCTATCACCAACACCATATACGAAACTACCACTTTGAGATGATAATGACCTTTGATTAAAAGTTGCCTGTATTTCACCTCTATATCCACTATCAATTACACCTACCGAATTACTTAATGATAAATCGGTTTTGCGAATAGATGAACGAGGGAATACTAATCCTACAAATCCTTCGGGTATTTCCATTGCTAATCCTGTTCCGTATGTGATTTGTGTACCATCAAACTTCATTGATGTTGCAACTAAATCCATACCGGCATCACCATCTTTTGCGTAGGTGGGTATAACTGCTTCCGGACTAAGCTTCTTTATTTTTACTTTCATTTTGTTCCAATCTTTGTAGTTTTGTTTCTTTTGATATTTCTCTAGGGAAAATTCTAAATGTCATTCCATTTTGTTGGAAATTCAAACCTTCACCTTCAACTGGATTGATTTGTAATACCAATGGATTTGGTTCTACTCCCAACTCTTGCCATGCAAAAACAGTTGGTTCATTGTTGAAAAATTGAAAACACCACTCACTGTCCGTGATTATTTTTTCTTCTGGCATTTCTACACTACCCGCTTCTTGTTGTTGTAATTCCTCTTGTGGGGATAATTCATAACCAACTTCTGTTGGGAATAATTCTAATTGTTCTTTCATTTTATTAATTTGAGATTTCTACTAAATAATACTTACAAATAAAGTCATCTATTTGGAATTGAACATTTGCTAAACCATCAGTTGATACTTTTAATTTTGCAGATGTTGCTTCTTTGTTTGCAGTAAGGATTTCTTTTAAATATTTTGCTGAGAATGAAATTGGTTTAACTACTTCATCATATGATTTTGTTGCTGTAAATGTTACTCTATTTGTCGAAATCGAAGAATAACCAATTGCCATCTTTAAATCACCACCTTCGGTAAACACTGTAAATGTATCTACATCACTCAATGCACCTTTTGCTTTGATAAATTTGTCAATCATAGTTGATGCCATTTCGATATCAATATTGAAATCAGGTAATTGTTTCAAATCTGGTACAGGTGGAATAACTCCTAAGTCTGCTAATTGATAAGATGTTTCAGTTTCGTCAGACGATAACTTTAATGATACCGATTTATCACCTGCTTTGTCAACTTTCAATGTTAAGTCGTTGTCTAATACACCAATCATATTTTTTAATAATGATGTTGTGTAAATACCGACATTCATTGGTGTTGATGTGTAAGCGTTAAACTCTACCTCACCTAATAATGTTTTGTCATCTGAAATAAATCTAACTGATAATTTCGTTCCTTCAGCGTTCCACGCTACTGATTCAATAAGTCCACCTAGTGAATACTTTTGAATGAATTTTAATAAATTGTTTTTGTTCATGTTTTATGTTTGTTTTACTAATATACGATTAATTTTTTATAATACCAAATTAAAATGCGAA